GTGGAGTCGACATCCACATCGACAGAAGAGGGAATGCCGTTAGTTTTGGAGCAGGCCGCGTTGGAAATTAGCAAAGCCTGGTATCACGAAGTTGGTAAAAAGATTTGGGATGGACGGCAAAAGGTGCAGACGGTTTCTCAAAAACAAGTAGGTGATCTGGGAATCACTTATGAGCCTGAAACCAAACCCGTTGCTGCGGGATTTAAATTTCCTGACTCGGCCACCGAGGTCTTGAAATCGTATCAGAGGCTTGTTTAACCATGCCAGCCATCATTGAATGGGAAGACCTGCTTGTTCAAACGATTCTGGTGGAGCCATTTATAGGGAACGATAAATTTGGAGAGGCCACCTTCGGCGCTGCCGTACCTTATACGGGCCGAGCGGTGGGAAAGACGCGGCTTGTTCGGGACTTCCAGGGCGTGGAGCGTGTTTCAAGTTATACCGTGTACATGAATACCACCAATCTTTTTTCGCCAAAAGATCGGATCACGTTACCGGCAGGCTATAGCCCACAACAACCATTGATTTTAAGTACAGCCATTTTCCCCGATGAGATAGGCGTACATCACACCGTCATTTATACCGCCTGAGGTTTTATGGAATTAAGGAAGATCCACAAAAACAATCACGGATGTTGGGTGGGGCTGATACTACCTAGCATTGAAGGGATTCGTGCGTGCCGTGGATTGCGTCCTCCTCCATGGCACGCGCTCCCTTCGATTAAGGAAATTTTTTCTCATGAGTGAAACCAGCACCGGCTTTAGCTCCGAAACGCCGACAGGGGCAAACGTGGCGAATCCAAGCGGCGACCTTTGGTCGCATCCGGCGTCATGTATTCCAGTTATCAAAGATGCCAAACAAGGCGTGGTAGTGACAGAACCCAGACGAAAAAAAGTGGCTATCGTCGGGTTTGCCACCTCGACCCGTGCCTTGACGCCGTTTGACGACAACGACTGGGAAATTTGGGGACTCAATCAGCTCTATCGCCACATTCCCAGAGCCGACCGATGGTTTGATATTCATGCCAATTACGATGAGCATGTCGTGGAGGGCACCAATTATGTGGGCTGGCTGTTGACGTGTCCTATTCCGATCTACATGGATGAACATCGCCCACGCTATCCCACCAGCGTGCGTTACCCAATTGAAGATGTGATGGCCTTTTTTGGTGGTCAGGATTATTTCACCAGCACCATCGCTTTAATGTTGGCGTTGGCTGTTCGAGAAGGTTTCCGCACGATTGCGATTTTCGGCGTGGACTTAATTGTTGGGACCGAATGGGAGACGCAGCGGCAGTGCGTGGAATATTACATTGGCTGGGCGCGTGGGATGGGCATTCAGGTCTTCGTGCCAGAAAATTCGTCTTTGCTGTCACAACGATTTCGGTATGGCTACCAAGTCAAGCCTGATGACTTAATTGCGGAACATGATTTTCATGTTCGTGGTGAGCGAGTCAAAGAACGCCGAGACAAATTACAACTCCAGCTTGCTCTCCTGGACGGCGCCCTACAAGAAGATGATTTCTGGCACCAAACATATACCTCGACCGAAGAGTTTAAGACGCGGGGCCAGCGCATAAAAGAAAAACGCGACGAGATCCAAACGCAACTAGCCATGCTGGATGGCGCCTATCAAGAGGACTTGTACTGGCACCAACTCTATAAATTGCGTGAGCGGGGAGGCGAGACGAAGTCGTCGGAGTAAGTATGCCATTAGTTAAAGCCATCATCACAGGTGTCGCCGCGACGAAAGCGAAATTATCGCGGGCGAAATTTAAAGGCCGGACCTTATTGGAAGCGGCACTTTTTCAAGAGGCCGAAAAAATTATGGCCGTCTCAAAACAGATTGTGCCCGTGGCGCGTGGGCATCTGCGAGCTTCGGGCCATGTGGATAAGCCGCAACGCGCGTTCGGCGTGGTCTTTGTAGACCTCGGCTATGGCGGAGCTGCGGCCCCGTATGCCTTGGCCGTGCATGAGAATCCGCGAGCAGGAAAAACAGGCGGCGTCAGTCCGCAAGGTGTTCCTTATCGGACAACCAAACAAGGCAAGCCTACATGGTCAACGCATCCAAAAGGCCAATGGAAATATTTAGAACAACCATTTAAGGCGGCAAAAGTTGGATTACACAAACGCATTCAAGCGTTTGTGCGTGCCGGTGTGCGGGTAGGGCGATAAATGTTGCTCGACGACATTGGGGATTATTTGAGTTCAGGCGGCTTGGGCACCTTAGGGACCGATATGTTCCTGTCTACCTTGCCCGATGAGCCTGACACGGTGATTTCAATTTTTGAAACGGGCGGGAGTAGCCCCATGCACACAATGGGCGCCAATCCACCATTGGCAGAGTTCCCAAGCTTTCAAGTGATTTGCCGTGCGCGACGGTATGACGATGCCAGAGTTTTAGCCAAAGATGCCGATATCTTATTGAATGGTGTTCGGAACCGATTAATTAACGGCGTTATGTATCGGTGGATTATGGCGCAACAAAGTCCTTTTTTTATTTCCAGGGACGAACAGAACAGGGAGGAGATTGGGTGCAACTACAGCGTGGTGCGTGATTCGGCGACATCATCGTGAGTCGATTATTTTGTGAGAGAGGGGACGAGAAGGAGTAATGGATCATGGCTCTTAAAAGCGAAGTATTTCTTAATGCACAAGTGTTGATTTCGACCACCACTGGGTTGGGCGACAACGATGTGTCCAGTCTGGTGACGGCGGTTGATTTTCAACGCACCTACGATATTTTAGACGACACGACGATGGGCGAGAGTGCTCACAGTCGGAAGGCCGGTCTGGAGACGGTGACGGCCACGGTTGATTTCGTCCAACGGTTCAGCACAGACGGCTCAAACCTGACCCAGTCATTAGACAATCTTTTGCAAACATTGGCCGACTTGAGCACGTCCGGCAGTCCATTTTTGATTTCCTTTACGCCTGGCGCGGGTTTAGTGGCCAGCGATAATCCCCGCTATTCGTTCCTTGCTATTTTGGAGAGCTATTCCCCGATGACTGGCAGCGTGGGTGACATTTTAAAAACCAGTTGCCCGTTCCAAAGTGCTGGCGGGTCGGTGGAACGCGCCTCGTCAAGCTAAGAAATAAACAGGGATGAATTAAAAATGTTTAGGGAGGACGCAAGATGGGCAACAAGGAAACAAGTGAATATCCAATCACGTTGGATAAGCCACGAACGCTTAAGCTCGACTTTAATGCGTTTTGCGACGCCGAAGGCGTGGTCGGGCATACGGTCATTCGGACAGATTTAGGCATGAGCGAAATACGTGCGTTGTTGTGGGCAGGGTTGAAACATGAGGACCGAACCTTAACGGTGGCCAAAGTGGGTGAAATGATTTCAGGCAAGGACTTACAGCCGGTGATGGAAGTCGTGACTACGGCGGTGGCTGAATTTTTTGCCACGGGGGAAGAGGAGGGGACTGGGGCTACCCCGACTGGGTAGCGTTCCAGAAGATAGCCTACGGTCCCCTTCAATTGTTGCCCGATCAATTTTGGAGATTAACGTACCGACAATTCAAGCTGTTGATTGCAGGCTACGTCGAACGTGCCGAAGTCGCACGCAAGCGCGATGCCTGGCTATTGGCGAACCTGATCCAACCACACACAAAAGAGAAATTGTATGCAGGGATGTTCTTGGGCGAAGCCAAGCCAGGCCATGGCTGGAATAAGATTTCAGAGGAAGAGTACGAAAGACTCATGGCAAGAAAGAAAAAGAGATAAGCAATGCCGAGTGTCGGTGATGTCAATGTTCGGCTAACAGCATCTACAGCGCAATTTACTTCCGCGCTGACTTTAGCTCAAAAGAAGATTGCAGCCGTAGGCGCGTCTATGACGGCGGTGGGCACGCGGATGTCTGCCGCATTGTCGTTGCCGTTAGCCTTTGTGGGGGTGTCGGCATTACGAACAGCTGGTGAATTTCAAGCCAGCATGAACCGAGTGCGAGCACTCACCGGAGCCACGGCAAACGATTTTGGTGTTTTAAAAGAACAGGCACTCGAACTAGGTCGTACTACAGTCTTCACGGCAAAAGACGCGGCGGCGGCTATGGGATTTTTATCTCAAGCTGGGAATACCGCAGCGGAAATCTTTGCCTCAATGCCGGATACATTGAAACTGGCCGCGTCCGCATCCTTAGATCTAGCAACAAGCGCCGATATCGTCACCAATATCATGAAAGGATTCGGGCAAACTACTGACGAATTGGGAGAGTCAGTCGATGTCTTGGTCACGGCATTTACGAGCGCGAACACAAACTTGCCGCAATTAGCACAAGCGTTGAAATTAGTTGGTCCAGTCGCAAAGGGTGCAGGCTTAAGTTTTAAAGAAACGACAGCCGCGTTGGCCTTAATGGGGAATGCTGGCTTGCAGGCATCATTGGCTGGCACTGGTCTTCGTCAGATCATCAACAAGCTGGTCAATCCATCCAGAGACGCCGAAAAAGCATTAGACAAATTGGGCGTGGTGGCTGTTACCGATACTGGTGCGATTAAAGATCTCGTCAGTATTTTAAAAGAATTTGAGGTTGCTGTTGCCGGAGCCGGTGGTTCTGCAAATACCGCTGCCGACATTTTCTCTATCTTTGGCGTGCGTGCTGGTCCATCCATGCAAGTGTTGTTATCGCAAGGATCTGGAGCATTAGAAGATTTAATACAAAAATTTGAGGAGTCTGGCGGCATTGCTAAAAAGATTTCCGATATCCAGATGGAGGGCTACCGTGGCGCCTTGAAACGATTGCAGTCGGCGACCGAAGGCTTGTCGATTTCTATGGGACAGTCGTTAATCCCAATCTTTGAAAAGTTCTCGGCAGGCGCCGTGAATATTCTCCGT